ACTTGATTTTCAAGCTGTGTAATATACTGTTGCATTTGTGCCATACGCCCTTTTCTCTGAAGGACACCTTCTTTGTCAAAGATTTCAGTTTTCTTTAAAACCTCGACATCATCTACCAGTCCAAGTTTATACGCATCAAGATACATATTGTATTCGGATACCTTGTTGCTAGGCAAAGTTGAACCTGATATAATACGAATGTCATGTTGACCAAGTTGAATATCATTCTGTATGGTTAACAATTCATTTCGTTTATCATCGTACATTCTCATGTTTACTGAAAATTCAGTAATATCATTATTTGGTTGTACAATTCTAAATGTTTTTGCAAATTTGTAATGGTCTTTAGCTAAGTTGTAAACAACTTGACCAACCATAGCTAAACTTGCTTCAATATCTCTTAACTTTGATTTACCTCTTGATTCTCCCATTTCTGATAAAAGCATTGTACCTCTAACAGACTCAGGAGCGCTATCTTTAAATCCTTGTAATAGCTCAGGTATACCAAAGTTTAAATCTATATATTTTTCTACCCTATCAATTAAATAATAAAACTCACTAGTTAAGGGAGCTGGTTGTGGGTAATGTGGCTCACCAAATTCTGGATTATATTCAATAACCGCATTTGGATTAGCCCAATCTTTTTCTAACTGACTAACACTATCAACACTACCCTCTGGAATTAAAAGTTTTAATCCAGCAGCAGATTGAGCGTGTGACAAGGTTAGAGAAAATAACTTATTTAAAAGTCTTTGTGAATCTTTAACCTTGTTCACATCTGATTTTGGATAGGGAGTATTAGTCCAAATGTTTGTAAATGGAACAATTGGATATATATCAGTGTTTAGAATACGCTCATAAAGTAAAGTATCTCCAATGCTACTGCATTGAGCAATTCTTGTTTGCATAATTTCTTCTATTTCTATAGCACCTCTTTGTACAGCTGCTATTGTTTCTTCGTCTTCTATAATAATATTATAGGTATCAGGGTCTATAATTTTTTCACTTCCATCTATAGTATTAAATATTCTATAGAAAGGAACTTTTATCTTGTAAAATCTATCAAGTATTTGATATTTTTGATTTACATTATAATCTAAGTCTTTTGCTTCAGCAGGAGTTAAAACATTATTACTGTTTTTTAAATTAGATGTTGGATAATCTTCTCCATACAAAGAATTTACTCCAACTTCTATATCATCAATAAACTCTTCCATTTGAGGATATAGGTCTAAAACTTGCTGCCTGGTTAAAAAGGTAGACAATATCATTCCTGATGCATCATTAAAAAATCTATCTCTTGATGCTGGGTCTACATATACTCTAAAAGGGTCTACGTGCGTATACTTAACTTCACCTCTTCCATAATCTGCTTCAGGGTCAACGTATACATACATATATCCCAGTCCAGTAACAGCATAATCGTGAACAACTTGCTTAAAAGTACTATCTCCATTTGAGATATCCCAAACATATTCAAGTATTGTTCTCCAAACATTAGCTAGTTTGTTATCTGAGTCTTCTCTTGCAATAACAGAAAATCTTGCAGGTCTTGCTGTAAGCAATGATTTTAATTTATCAACAGCAGCATATACTCTATCAATAACAAAGTCAGCTTGCCCTACTGATTTTAGTGCATCTGATTCTTCATTACTATAATGATTTCCTAGAGTAAAATCTACTGCATTTCTTGCTTCAGCGTCCCATTGTTCTCTTGCGTCTCTCCAACGCCTAAACAATTCTTTTGAAATCTGAGGCTTTGATTTGTTTTCGTCGTAATTAGCCATAAACTCCCAATTCAGTTTTTAGTCTAAAAATAACTAATTTTATCTCTTAAAGTCAAGTAAAATTTATATTTTTTGTCCAGTAACCCAATTTATGACTCTTTTAGCCTTACTTTCTTCTATTGTAGTTATTCTGTCTTCTAGTTTATCTGCGTCGATTGCAGAGCTTTTTGGAGGTTTTGCTGTAGTGACGGCATACCAAAGTCCGTCTAGAAGGTCATCGTTCCTGCCTTTTGGAAATTCAAACATCTCATCTATTAAGTTTGCATGTTCTTTTTTAATGAACATTTTTCTTCGATTAACAATAGGACAAAGCAATGCTTCTAGCCTATCTTCTTTTTTGATACCAGCAGGAGGTCTAACGCCTTGAGATAATCCAGGAGCTAGTTTTCTATCCTTGCCAGCAAGTTGATTTACATAATCTTTTACCAGTCCTTGAGCACCAACCTTTTCTACGTTGACTCTTCTAACTGGATGATACTCTTTTGCCATATCTACAATTTTTTTTGGCATATCATATAAAGGTGAATGTTCTCTATAATAATCTACAACATATATGTTTCTATCGCTATCAATAGCAATAACCATAATTACCTGATAGTCGCTTCTAGCATTTGCTTCATAAGCTAGGTCAACTCCTAGGTATACATTTACAGGTATTGCAGTCTCATCAACCATCATATAGTTAAATCCGTTTCTTTCAACAAGATTACCTTGGTAATAATTTAATCTATCTATATGAAATTTAGCACTTTCTAAGTCCCTAGCTTCGTTCAAATACTCTTGAGCAAACTTATGTACTAATCCCATTTCAGTAAACCTTCTTCTAATATCCATTAGCTTTTGCTTGGTAAAGTAGCTAGGCCATAAAGGAGTGTCTTCTACTATAGCTTTTTTATATAACACGTTCCAAGCAGACTTTCTATTCTCTTTTTCTGCTTGCAAGTATCCATCGTATACTCCTTGTAAAAAAGAATCGTAATGTACTATTGTTCCAATAAGCCATATAGAACCTTCGTTTTCTTTAGAGTTTTCTAAAGCAGGCTCTACTGTTGACATTACCCATTCTTTAATCTCTCTTCTTCTTTCTGGTGTTTTTGTATTTAACTCAGATTCAAAGTCATCAAGAATAATATTTGTATATCTTAGTCCTAATTGAGAACGACCACGTAAACGTTGAGATGTACCTTTTGCTATAATTCTATCTCCTCTAGCAGTAGTAAACTCTTTTTCTGTCCACTTACTTCCTTTTAAATCTCCAAAGTAATATTGTAAAGCAGGATTTATATCTATGTGATTTTGTATGTATTTAATATGGTCAATAGCCTGAGATTGTTCTTCTGATACCCAAGCAATGAATTGTTTTTTTTCTGGTGGAGAAAAATATAATTGATGTAATAAAGCTGTTTTGGCTAATGTTGATTTAGCATGACCTCTAGGTAATATTATACAAACACGCTTATCTTCTCCTAAAAGTATTTCACTTAGCTCATATTGATAAGGCGCTGGAGTTGACTTCATAAAATCTTCTGGTAAGAACATTTGACCAAAAGTGACAATATCCCTTCTTGCCAACTCCAATGCTTTTTCCTTTTGAGATAGGTCGGGTGGAATTATGTTAAAATTTTGAGGCTTCTTCATACTCTTTTTCAATAACTCTATCCATCATAACTAGTGTTTTAGGTGAAAGCCAGTCTCCATCTGGTATTTCTGTAAACATACTAGAACTTTGCCATAGCAAAGGTCCAGCTACATATATCCAACATTTTTCTTTTTCTTTTGTATCATCGAGAATTATGTTTGCTGTTGTTCTAATGTATAAACCATCTTTAGTAGATTCATACATGTCATACATAGATAACTCTTCATCTGTTACTTCTAAAATCTCTACGACAGCACCTTTTCCTTTTTTATTTTTGATTAAAGCTGGAAAAGACTTTGTACCAGGGAATACAAGACTAAAACCTTCTACTCTTCCAGTTTCCTCAAATCCTCTTCTTAGAGTTCCGTAAACTGCTAATCTCATGAATGACCTACCTCTCTAGGTATACCTACATCTGTAATACCGAAAGATGTGTTGTATACTGTTAAACAATTAAAACATTTGACGTGAGTAGTGTCTCTTTTCTCCTTGCTATACAAGAATACTCCAGTTTTACTCAAACGGTAATAACATATGTGACAACGTTTATTTTTCGTTATCTTTTTTAACTTCCGCCAATTTCTTGTGTTGGGACCCTTGAATTGCATTTAGTTGCTCCTGTGTAAAACCTTGAAACAATGTTAAAGACTCTGTAGTCTTTTCTGTATCCATCATTCCAGATATTTTCATTAATGTTGTTATAGCTGTAATCTTATCTCTATCTGAAGAACCACCTTTGTCTATGATGTTTCTCATTTCTTCCAACAAGTAGTTTGGAGTAATCTCAGCTTCATTCAAGTATTTATCTATTTCTTCTCTAATCAAGTTTTTCACCCTATCGGTTTTTAACAACAGCTTTGCTTGAGATTTAGCATAATTTTCATTCTTACTAGGAAATGCTTTCATATATGCTTCAACTACATCATCTCCTTTTGCTACATACTTCCCAAACAAAAACTCTTTATCTGTTGCGTTTTTTCTATTTTTCTTTCTAACAGACGGAGATTCACCATCTGTAGAGAACGTATGCATGTTGGTTTTCATGTCGCCTTCCATTCTTACTCTGGGGCTGCAGACAAAAGAACCTATGATTGTTCTAATAAATGTAGTTTCTTTTTTTCTGTCGTGTTTTTTTAAAACACCAAGATGCAATACTTGACATACTTGACCATCGTCGGTTACAACCCAATTACCTTTGTTTGAGTGACGCCAATCTGTTACCAAAGACACACTTTCGTGATACTTTCGAAACTCGTTGACGTCATCATATAAGTAATGAGTAACACCCTTTACAATACGTTCTCTCATAATTTAACTATTTTTCCTCGTTATCGTCAACGTCTTTTTCAAGTTCGTCAATAACAAAGCGAATGTAGTTATTAGCAAGGAATCTTATTTCATTTGCTTGTCGGTCTATTTGCATTAATTGACCAGCAAGTTCATTAGCTCTAGAATATTGAGCTTTTGCTTCATCTGACAAATCAGACATCACAAACTCAATTTCCTTACCATCATTCATTATTACTAGCTTTTCTTCTTTTTTAGACATGGTTCCTCCTAATTATAATGGTCTTACCATTGGTGGTGCATATTCTTCTAATTTACGATGCAATCTTTCTAAGATGACAACATCTGCTACATTATGGTCGTAAACGTATTTCATTGCTTTTTCATCGCCCCATCTAGCTTTTTGCCACATTTCTGGTTTTACTCTGGTTTTACCAGCAATACCAAAAAACTCTGTAGCTGCCATTAATGAAGAACGATGTAGTTTTAATTTAGATTTTACTACATAATATAGGTCTTTGTGTGACTTTTGTTTGTACAAAGGAAAGAATGTTTTATGATGCAATGCACGTGTTCTGATAAAAGGAATATCAAAACGAGTACCGTAATATGTAAATATTACATCATATTTATTCATTTCTTCTACTAAAAGCTCTACAATGCGAGCATCTTGCTTTTCAGACATTAGCTCTTCTCTTGTAATTTTAGCTCCAGCAACATTCTTATCACCTCTACCTTTAATACACCAAGACAACATAACATCGATATTAGCACTAAATCCAGTAGATTCTATGTCTAGGTATCCGATAGTCATTTCATGTCCAGTTGTATATCTGGTAGGTTTTCTTAATCCTAAGGATTCTATTTTACGAGTTACTGCTTTATATGTTCTATTATATCCAGCAATACGTATTTCTTGATAGAGAACAAATGCAGACTTAGCAGTACGTTCATACTGGTCTAATATTCTGATTTCGTCTTCTGTCCATTTTACTCCAGGCATTATTTACCCCATTTGTTTTGTTTGACTATCATTGCCATTACTGCATAAACTGCAATATCTAGAAAAGCATCGTCTATTGGCTCATTCTTTGCTTTCATATCGTGATTGGTTGACAAGTTGATTAGTCTGTTTATCTTATCATTAAGCCTTACAATTATACCAAATAAGGCTGTATTGACTTCTTTTTCGTTTTTTAACGTGGTACCCATAGCAATATTGCCAGGACCGTAATCAAACTGTTTTTTACAAAATGTTAAGTACATTTCATTTAAAAGAGTCTGAAATTCTTTTTCTGTGGTAGGGTAGTTATCTTTTATATATGATACTACGTCTTCTACTGTACTAGTTTTCTGGTTCATCTGGAAAATCCTCCGCATCGTTCACATCTTCTAATTCTCGTATTAATTTTTCCCAATTAAGGTTTTGACGTATCTTTTCTAATTCGTCTAGTTCTTGCTGTAATCTCTGCACTAACGCAGTATTACCTTGCTCTTTTGCTTTTAAGATTGCTTTTTTGATGTCTTCCATAAATAGTCTCCTATTCCTAGTTGAAATAATCCGTTTGATATAGCGTCAATTAAGCCTTCTTTGTGTTCTAGTCCATAATTATAGAATATAGCGTGTAATACCTCATGTATCAACGTTTCTTCTTTTCTAGATTGATGTATATCAGTATTAATAAGTATGATATTGTCTTTTACCATATGTCTACCATACAATTCTTTACTTTCATCTTCATGTGTTAGTGGTAATTCTACTATCTTGTACAAATGACCACCAATAGTTAATTCCATTGCTTTTTTTTCTTGTTTCTTACTCATAATACTCCCGTTTTATTTTTTATAACATTGTAATGCGAATAACTAGGTAAGCTGTTTCCAACTATTTTATCTTTCTGTTTGCCACTTATCAATCGGGACTAAATACTCAGTTTTCTCATCAATTTTGTCTTCTATTTCTATTCGGATACCCTCTATCTCTAAGCTTTCTGTCTATAATCATCTATCCTCGATATACATATATTCTCCATATGTATTCCCTATAGCCTTTAGTTACTAACTATCATTGAGCGGTTATCTACATTACAATATTAATTAATTGTGTATGCAACTTAGGTAAAAATTGCTACACAAGTCAAATAAAAAAAGTAATTTAGTTAAAAAAAATCGCACGACGTCTCAATGTTCTAGTTTCTAATGCTCTAAACATCGCTACAAATAAAAAAAATATAAAAAAACCTTGACCCAAGGAAGCAAAACAGAGTAACTTTAACAGTCCGAAGGACGAAAAAAAACACTAATGCTCGTTGCTCTTGAATAACATAGAATATTAAATCTATTTCCTAAATAATACTCGGTGCTCTAGAGAGGGTCCAATCGAAAAATTTTTTCCAAAATTATTCTAGTCGTCGAATTTTGCCACCTCACCAGTTTTACCCCGAAATTTCAACCTTTGTTCAAAAAATCGCATTATTTTGTGTGTGGCTTTTGTTTCCATAAAGCCGGCCGGTCTTTTTCTAGATTGGAAATTGTAAATTTGGTTGAAAATTTGGTTTTTGGTTCTATATGTTAAAAATTATAATTAGACCGACCAGTCGGTTTGTGCGTACTGTGCGCACTTATATATATTTTTTTAATTATTTTGTAAATAATCCTTGCATCTTTTGTTTATACTATGTAATATGTGATATGATATTTAATAACAAACCGAAAGGAAACACAATGACTAAGAAAGACTATGAGGCAATAGCCAACTGTTTTCACCCATTCACTGAAAAAGCGGATGGAATAAGAATGATTGGTTCGGCTACGGCTTTTGCAGCTATGTTAATACAATACTTTGAGGATGACAACCAAAGATTTGATAGAACCAAGTTCTTGAAATTTGCGGGCTTCAACCTTGAACAATGTGAAGACATCAGCGAAATGATAGATTGGAAAGATGAAGAGAGAGAGTAATAACAACAACGGCGGGGCTTCGGCCCCGTCACAACCGAAAGGAATATAAAATGGGTTTATTAGTAATGTATGCAGTGTTTATGACTGTTTGGGCACTTGGTATAACAATAGAATATACAAAGGCTACGAGTTATAAAGAAGGCTATGACGAAGGTTATACCGATTCAAAGGAAGTTGAAGAGCATTGCGGACACGGGCAATGTTGTCGATAAACAAAGATGCCCTGGGTGTAAAAACCTGGGGCTTTCTTTTTTTGGTATATATAAAAAAATAACCAGCTCTAGAGCTAGACTATCGTTCCTCAGTCTAGCTCTAACCCCCGACGATTCTAAGATTATAGGGGCTAGATTCCTAGCCCCTAGAGGCACCCCCGCCGACTAAAGCGGGGGCAATTGGATTATACTTCTACCGATTCTATCTTGATAGATAGTCTTGGATAACAATCAACTTCTTTTTTTTCTTTGTCAATTGTTTTCATTTTGGAATATACAAAGTCGTCTTTGTACTTGATGATTAACTCATTACCTTCGGCAACGTTTAACACGTCTTTGTTGTTTACGATTTCGACTAGGCGGTTCATATCTTTTTGTACCGCTTTGTCTTCTTGAGATGCTAAAACCTTCGACGCATTCTCAAGTATGCGCCCTTCGTTTGAAGATGCTTCAAGAACTTCAATTCCCATGGATTTGAGTTGTTCTTGGCTTAACCCTGTTTTAGCTAAGAGTTTTGCAAAAGCATCTGTTTTTAACTTGTTAGTCATACCCATAAATTGACGATAAATAACGAGAAAAACAAGGATTATTCGCATATTTATCAAGATTTTTTCTTGACCGACCGACGACCAAATTTTTTTGTAAAAAATCAGAGCTAGACTCTAACTCTAGAGCTAGACTAAGTCTAGTCTAGCTCAGTTCCCCCGACAAAATAGTCTATGCTAGACAATTCAGTTCTTGGTATTATCGCCAGAATTTCGTAGATTATGGTATGAAAGTATATCCGACGACGACCAAGCCAACGACGATTTCAGGCACAACGTCGGGAGAAAGGAAATAATATGAAAACAATAAAACAGACAATTAGTGAACCTTGTCCTTGTTGCAAACAACGTTGGACTAGAGAGGTTGACGTACCTGCACCAGTAGACGGAATGACATTCTATGTCGTTATGGGCAGTAAAAGTAAAGTAGACTTGACAATAGAGTATCACGACGTAATAGATACTAGTCTTAATGGAGACACAGACGTAGTAACAGACTTGACATTCAATAATGCAATAGTCTTTATCTCTGTGTTCGCACAACAACAACTAAAAGACAATACATATCTACGTGTCGAGTCCAATATTATGGACACTTACGAGATAAGTGACAGACGTATTACACTTGACGCAACCAACATACAAGACGCATTAAAGACACTACGCAAGGCATATCGTCAAGCACGTAGAGTCTGGACGCCAGGCAGGTTATAGACGATAGTATGTTTATAGACGATAACAGATTTTTTATATTTTTTGTAAACAAGAAAGCTAGACTAATAGTGTCTAGGAAAGAAAAGAAAAATGATAGAAGACAAAATAAAAACGCATAGACGCAATTTGCAAATGATATCAGGTATTGATAGACAAATTAAAGAATTGCAGTCGGCGATTTTCAATTTCTATACAGAAAATGAAGTCGTACAAGATAAGAAAAATAAAGTAGTTCAAGACATTGCAAGACTACGTCAAGACTTAGAAGACGTCAGACGTGAGAACTACGAGATTACAAAGGCAATCATCTAAATGATACACCTTAAACCAGATAAAGATGGGCGTCCACGTGAGCTATCAAGACAAGAACAAGAAAGTCTTGCTTACAAGCGACGCCTATGGTTTGTTAAAAGAAAATATGATAATTTTATTGGTATGGACAACATACGTTATACATATAGTCGCAATCAAGCAAAGCGACTATCAACTAGAGAAAAATTTTGGCTTACAATAGTAGGCGCACAATGATTATGGCGACGAGGATACAGCATTGTCTGATAGTGGATGAAACAGACATTATTACGTCTAGTGCTACGTCGCCAAAGAATTATACTATAGCGACGAATCGTAATCAGTATGGACAAATAGTCGGTTTGTCTGGGTGTTATTCCTTTCGCACCGATATGTATTCGTCGCAGACTTCGCCTATACAGGATATAGGGATTTTAAACAAAAACAAAGGAGATTAGACTATGTGTGGTATATATGGAATAGCAAAGTCGCCGACGCCGTACACTAAGAGACAACATAAAATTGTCAAAAAGGTGTTGCGTGAAATAGCAACAGATAGTGAGACTAGAGGGTCTCATTCGTCTGGTATTGCTAAGGTCGGGACTAGCACTAGAGTATATAAATCACTATTGCCGTCTAGCAAATTCGTAGACTCCAAAGAATATAATAATGCAGTCAAGTCATTAATTGACGAGTCATATATATTGCTTGGACATACACGATTTGCGACAGAAGGAGCAATAGTCAAATCGAACGCACACCCATTTAGAGTCGGCGACGTCGTCGGAGCTCACAATGGTTGCGTTTACAATATTAAAGAGATGCAAAGTAAACTAGACAAACAATGTCCAGTAGACTCACAGCTTATCTTTAAGTCAATAGATAGCAACGATAACATACAAGATGCAGTCAAAGATTTTGACAGCGACTTTGCGTTATCCTTCGTTAAGAAAAATCCAATGGTATTGTATTTGTGTAGAGAGACGAATCGTCCTTTACACGTCGCATACATTCCTGAACTTAAAACGTTGTTCTATGCAAGCGAATCGTCATTTATTGACGATGCTTTAGCAATGCATAATATAAAAGCAGACGTTTATAGTCTTAACAAAAATACATTATATGCTTTTGATACGTCGAAGTTTGACGATATCAAAACTAATGTAGAAAAGACATTGTTCAAGTTTGAGTCAAGAACATATCAATGGAATATCAATCGTTATCCGACAAGCACTTATGGAACGTACAAGTCTAGCTTAGACTATGAACAAGAAGTAGAGCTTGGATATGATGATGACAATGGAAGCGATTGGTCAAAATCTTGGCTTAGTGACGAAGTAGTGGAGTTAGCCAATATCTTTCAAACAAGTCCTCAGTCTTGGTTTTTTGACGAGTCTGACGATACTTGGTATTACGTCTGTCCTAATACTGAAAACGTATATAGTGAAGAACAGATGTGGGAAGACAAGTATGGACTAGATTCTTTCGAAAGAGTAGAGGTCTACGATGAATAGTAACGACGGATTAAGCAGAGAACTACAAGAAGAACTAGACAATGAAATGTATTGTTGTGTAGATTGTAGCGTCGAATCTGATTCCGAAGCAGACTTTCAGTCTAACGACACATCAGACCTTGTATGTCACGATTGTTATCAAGAAAACTACACAGAATGTTATGAGTGTGGTGAGACGATACATAACAACGATTCGTACGAGTTCAATGGCGACTACAGATGTAATACTTGTCACGACGATGTTTGTATTGAATGTCCCGAATGTGGCAATGAATGTCACAGGGACGATATGATATGGTCAGACAGATATGGAGATTACCTATGTGACTATTGCGACGAAGAATATGAAACAGATAGCTACCCCGAGTGGGAAGTCTATTCAAATTCATTCGTCAAAACAAGAACTACATTCGTAAATCCTGAGTCAGACTATTATCGTAACGACACATTCTATATGATAGAGTCAAAAAGATACGTTGGACTAGAACTTGAAACCAACTTCAGATACGACGAAAGTTATGGAGACGTCAGTGACGACTTAAACTTTCATCTAGGAAGAACAAGAAACACAGATAACGAAGACTATTTTTATCGTTTAGGTAAAAGTTCTGTTGTGTCTGATGGTAGTGTTACAAATTCAATGCATAGATACGGAGCAGAACTTGTAATGCGTCCACGTCGTGGAGATAAGGTAATTGAAGATGCAGACTTTATGTGTAAACGTCTAGAACAAGAATGGAATGCATATGCTTCTTTCAAGACTGGACTTCACTTACATATAGATGTCCAAGACTACGACTGGATACATTGTTGTGTCCTAACACTATTTACTAAACTAATGGAGCCACATATTTATACGTGGTTACCTAAGTCTAGATACTATGGTAGTGGAAATCAACGTTGGTCTAGACCTGTTACACAACCAGTCAACGATTTTAAATTTGTCAGTAGTAGAGACGAGTTTATAGACTTCTTCTACGACAATGGTGGTTATACAAACGATAAGTATAACGACAAAAGATACGTTGGACTGAATTGGCATAGCCACTTTCAAGGCAATCAAGGTCTGGAAATACGTTATCATTCAGGTACGTTACAAAAAGAGAAAATCAAACATTGGACTAAGTTCTGGACGCAAGTCGTGGACAGGTCTTATGAAATAGCAGAAGACATTAGACAAGATATGCGTAGTTATTCCAATTTTGGAAACACTGATATGTTTAAGTCTTTATATGTTGCTTCTACTATAAATACCAAGTTGTCTCAGATATCAAATAAGTATAGCGACTTTACTGACATTGGTGATAGTTCTGACTTATCAGATTATAGGAAAAAATCTGAGGTATTACGACGATATCTTGGTTTACCTAAAAAAGATAGACCTTATCTATTACAGCCTATGGTCTACTATCTAAGAAATAGGACTAATAGTTCTGTAATGTCGATAGAGAATATCTTTGACGTATTTGAAATAGACAAAGAAACTCAGGATTTTTACAAAGGTAGAACTGAGCAATTGAGATTGTCTATGGAAGAACACGTTGCGACAAAATTCTACAATGACGTATTTGCTCCTGTAGATACGATTGTAGAGTTTGACAAAAACACTTGTAGGTTTGAATATAAAGACATATTCAAAGATACATTCTTGTTAGTCAATGACGACAGACGAGATGACTTTATAAGTGAGTATGGTGCAAAACAACAAGTAGACTATGATTTATTACGTGACTATATGTTGTAAAGACAATCAAGATGGCGTCCGACAATTTTATGTCGGGCGTCGCTTGGTTTTTTTGATTTTATTTATGAAATTTTTACAAAAGCTCGACAAAAAGCTCGATAGCAGACAACAAAGTTCTTGGAATTGTAAATTATTATTTATAACTTGTGGAGTAAAAATGTATATGAACAAAATTGCAGGTAGTCTTAGAGGTTATTATAGAAATACTCTTGGTCTGGCGACGCTACCTGCAATAAAATATGAGGTATTAAAATGAATGATACTATAAGTAAAAAAAGCGACCCTGCTTTTATCAAAGTATACATACCTATTGCTCACGACGAAGAGACTGGGCTAGATGTATGGGATATAGACTTTGCTTACAATGAGTTTGGTAATGCTATTAAAGAGTTTGAGAACGACAATGATATGCGTTATGACGAATGGAATAGCAAGCAAAGAGATTATATGAATGACCAAAGATGAGTTATCTTGGATTCATATCAACTGAAAAGAGCGAGTCGTCTAAAGGTCTATGGGAGCCAACGGTTGTTTGTAAGTGTGGCAATAGACACGAAGGCGACGAGCCAAGTATTAATGTTAAAGAATGTGAACAATG